CGAAGTCGGTGATAGTATTGAAGTGCCACTCTTCGGTTTGCACTTCTTTAGCTACTTCACGTAGAACCGTAAGCGCGGTGCTTGCGGATATAGGAAGAGTCGCTGTATCAGCTAGTGAGTTTATAGGCGATTCACCAATATGCCCAAGCATCTGGTTTACGCTTTCAAGTTCTGTAGTGAGAGCCATAGTTTATCAGCAGCGCCACTTTCTTAAAGCCAGCGCCTTTCTTGTTGGTTTCCCGTTTTTCCTCATAGGTCCTTTTACTCCGCGCATCCGGGCGCAGAAAGAACGCTTCCTAGCTGCGCGTTTGCCTTTAGGTTTACGCTCGGTCACAGGGGCTTTGAGGTTAGACCCTGTCTTACGATTATAATAATTACGCCCCTTCTGATTAAGACCACCAGTCTTAGACTTGTGCTCAACTCTGAGGTTTGCTCGCTTTCTTGCAGCCATAATAAAAAAAGGGGGCCTCCGCAGAATAAACTACGAAGACCCCCATTGTGGGTTAATTAGCTTTAGCTAACAACACTGACAGCAGCGTCAGGGCGAAGAATACCGTGACCCATTGCATACTTAGCCAACATGAGAGTTGACTGCTTCTGCATTGAGTATTCGGACTCAACAGCAAGGTCCATCAGCTTAACGGTTCCGATAGCGGACGTATGTCCACCAAGGAACTGCAAGACATTCAGGTTAGCGTCAAGGTAACCCTTGGCGTCTGAGGTGCCTTCAGCATCGTCGAACGGGTTGTTCTTAGCGTTTGAGTCATCACCGGCAACATCATTAACGGCGATGTCCGCGATGTGCGGAGAGCTGTAGATTTTGATACCCAGAAGCTGTGGGATGCTACCAGAGGCAACAGCACCGCTACCACCAAAGTCCCTATTAATAGCGATGTTGTCGCTACCAGTAAGCAGGTAGTAAAGCTCAGGAGTAAGAATCGCAAAACGACCGTCACTTGGAACGTGCTTTTCATCCAGAGTCTGGGCCATAACCCGGAAGGTTTGGATGATGTTAGCAGCGGTGCTCAAGTTTGCTGGAGCGCCAGTGGTGGTGCCCAAGTCAATCCTAGTGCCTTGTGCGGCATCAGGGTTAGCCCGGGAATCAGCATCGGTCTCGGCAGCAGCCGCGAGTGTCCGCAACGTAGCAAGGTCGAACCGCTTAGCAAGTGCACGACCCAACTCGCTAGAGTAGGTAGAGCGCACATCGTAGTGGTTCTTAAGCTCGTCAATGTTAGCGATAGAAGTAGCAGCGATGAGAACGTCATCAATGTTGATAACCCGCTCACGGTGCTTAATAGCAGTCGTGTAAGAGTTACCAGCATCAAACACATCCTGACCGGGAGTGTGATACTTCGCTGTCGCAGTTCCCAGAACAGGGAATTGCGCCGACTTACCACTCGAAATAGTCCGAATGGTGTGAAGCTCTTTCATCACGTTTGCTTCCTCGAAGGCTGCAAGCACTTCGTTTCCGAAAACTTTGAGAAAAAGAGCATCGGTATCTCCGGCTCCCATGGATTGACCAAGGCGAGACGGGGTAATGTTTCCATTAGCCATTGTTTAAATGTCCTTTCTAAATTAAGGGTTAGTTTGAATTACGCTTTCAAGTCGGTCTTTTCATATTGTTCGCGCATAAGCGTTGTCCTTTCGGGCGCTCGGTTACTAAGCTATTACTTTCGACAGGAAATTATTTACACCCCTAGCGTATGCTTGCGCTAGGCGGTTGCGGGAGGTGGCGTGTTTGTTCCACTCCGAGTGATTAGAACCAAAGAATGGCTCACACACCACGGCAGGGCACTTGGTTCTGACCAAGAATCCCCCACCCCGCGAAAATCTTTTAAGGGCTTTTATACCTCTGTTTTTGCTGTTGTATTCGGATACTACCTCCACTTGGAGGCACCCAGCGAGTTTCTTGCCGCTGGTTGAGTTGTGGTAATAAAGCATCTCACAGCCTTCTGCTGTCGGAGACGCTGAGTTAAAGTGCAGCTCTAGAGCAAGGGTAACACCGTCATTGTGCATTCTGTCAGATAGCCAACGCATAGAGGAGCCATAGGAGCCTCCCTCGTAGGCGTCATACACAATAGAAGCGATACCCATATCGTAGAGGTGACGCTTCAGGAGCGCCCCTACGCGCACGTTGAATGCCCATTCTGACACACCCCCAACGCTCCAAGCTCCTTGTTCTTCTGCCCTAGAATGACCAATACAAATGCCAACAACGTCACCGGGACTCAAGGTCGTTGACGTAGTGGAGGATTTCAGCGATTGTTTCTTTTTCTTCAAGAGAGAAAGAATGCTGCTCCAACTTTTGAATAAAGCCCGGAATTTCACTCTTCTTAATCGTCGTGCACCCAACGATTGATACGCTTATCATTATCGTCGTGACGGCGCTGCTTAATCTTTTTCTCATACTCGTCACGAACCTTAAAAAACAAATCAGCAAGTTTTGGAAATGCAACTAGCAAACTTACTAGCGTTTTAACCATGGTTGCTTCAGTATTTTTTAGAGCGGACCTTAGCCGCTTTTGTGTTGGCAACGAATTGCTTTCCTTTAGAGCCAGCTTTCTTTTTCTTCTTAGCTGTAGTCGCTCTTTGCTTAATTGTCAGTCTTCTTGCTTTAGCCATAGGTAAACATCTGTCAGGGTTCTTCTTATTTTTGGAGGTGCCGCAAGGTCCTTTAATCTTCCCATCCGTTCCGATTCGGACCCAGTTTTGTTTGCGCCACTTTGCTAACTCTCCCATTATCGTTTCTTTTTAATCTTAAGGGACTTTCTTTTTTTACCCTTACCATAGTTAGGGTCTTTGCAATACTTGGACGCCGCCATGTTAGCGTATGCGGACGGGTATTTATCAAATGTCCGCTTTGCCCAAGCAATGCCTTTAGGACATATCTTAGCCATTACTCTTAGCTTTTCCGATGTTCAGGGCAAGCCAGCTAACAACTTTACTAGCACGCTCTACCCATTTGTTATCGCTTTCGTTAGGGGTCATTGTGGCTACGAGACTGGCAACAGTAACAATACCCGTAAGGATACCAATAACTTCGCCTTTGTTCTCACTTAGCCATGTAAGTGCTTCAGCCATTTTATTCTACGTTGATGTCAAGACTACCTGCGGGCTCTACGCTAATGCCGCCCCAAGGGGTAGACACAGCGCAAGAAACAAAGGCAACGCTAAGCGCTGCTACAACTAGGAGGATGATTTTACTTTTCATATATTTGATATCGCCAGTCGGCGTTCTACTTCGGCCCGGTAAGCTGGGTCGGTTTCGTATTTCTTTTTCCCACTGGCGTCTCTTTCAGCCATAGCGGATAAAACTTGAGCGCGGCTCTCGAACGGGTTGGAGCTGGCCCCTTGGGTGCTGCCACGGAGCAAGCTTGGAGTAACTCCGTTAGCTTCTTCGTATTTACCCTTAAGCCAGTCTACAGCGAGCTTAGCTTGCTCTGTAGTGCCGTCTTCAAGAGCTTTGTTATAAGCGTCTAGTTGCGTTGCTGTCAGCTCTTCAGAAGCCCACTCTGCCATAGCAGTGTAGTTCTCTCGCCCACCAACTTCAGCCAAAATGTTTTCTTCTTCTGAGTTTTGCAGTGCTTCTTGACCAGCGATAAACGAATCAACCAACTCACGACTAAGCCCTGCTTTAGCAAGGTTGTCGTATGTCATGTCGCTTAGCTCGCCGCTTTCAGCCCACTCGTTAGTTGCTGCTGAGATTGCTTCCGTTTGGCTCTCTCCGCTTGTGCTCTCATCTGGAGCTTCTGTAGGTGGGAGGTCTTCTGTTTCGCTAGGTTCCTGTTGTGAACCCAGTTTGGACTCAAGATTGTTGTAGGCGTTTGCCAAGTCTTCAGCGGACTTGAACTTGTCAGGGAGCCACTCTGGGCGGTCCTCCTGCGTTGCATTTTCGTCAATCTGAGCCGCTTCGTCTTCAAGTGTGATTTGTGGCTCTGAAGGAGCCGGGTCGTTTATTTTGTATGTGTCTGCCATTGGATTACTCCTCTACTGGGGCTTCCTCTTGTTCAGGGGTAGCCATAGCATCTCGCGTAATGTTGCCCAGAGCTGCGGCCCCTTGCGGAGCTGCTTTCTCAGCCATAGACATCATTTGCGCTTGTTGCATTTCTTGTTGTATTTGTTCTTGTGTCTTAATGAGCCCTTGGGTCTTGATACCAAGACTTGTGGCTCTCCGCTTAAAGTATTCTTCGACGTTTACAAACTGACCAATAGCTTGTGGACCAACCACCTGTGCAGCCCCGGCAAGGAACAGGTCAAGTTTCTGTAGGTCATTGCCTCGACCCAGAGCTTCGATGCCCGTAATGATGACAGGCTTCACTAGGTCTTTAGGAAGCTTAGGCAGCATCTTCTTCTTGCTCATTACGTCCATGACGCGCATAACCATGGGGAGCTGTAGTTCGTTACTTAACAACGAATACAAACCACCTAAAGAAGACTCTAGCTCCATGGTGAGCATTCTAATCTCTTCTGCGGTGACACGCTCAGCGTTACGCACAACGCCCGAGGTAAGAAGAAAAGCGTGACCAAGGCGGTCTTTAATTGTGTTGATTGTTTCCGAAGCGATTCTGAAGTCGTTAAACTTATCAAGCTGTAGAACGGAAACGTCCGCTGCATTACCTTGAGTAATGGCCCCGTTAGGGCTTTCAGCCAGTGTCTTGGCTCTGGTGGTCCCGTTAGGGTTAACCAGAAAGAGAACCTTAGCCGCAGCCGCAGAGCCTTCTACAATCGCCTGTGTCAGCTTCTCAAGGCTAATAAGGTCCCCCATGTATTCCTCTACATATCCCCTTCCATAATCCTCTCCGTCAATCTTTGAGAACCGTAGTGGTAAATAGGGTAGGTTGTTTTTGGTGAACCTTCCTTCAGAGCCGGGGACAATGTTTCCTTTGATTTCTTGGTGAACAAACCAGTTGTCTCCTTCCAACTTAACACACGTAAACAGGTCGCAGTTCTTTTCCGCTGAGTCGCTCTCGTTGAAACCAGCAGCAGCCTTTAGTTCATCGCTAAGCGTGTTGTAGGAAAGTGTCTCCTTGGTTATGATTTTCAGTGGGTGACCCATGGGGTCTCTTTGAACAACAAACCTGTCCAAATGAAATACCCTCAACCCACCTTCCTCTGGAAGATACAAAAGAGAGTTACCAGAGACGATGAGGTGCTTAAGGGCTTCGTGGATACCTACCCGGTAAGACTGTCTGCTTACCTCTTCCATGACGGACTCCTCGACTCTTTGCAGAGCGGCTTCCATCTCAGTAATAATCTCATCCGTAGCGCCCTCTTGTCTAAGGACGTTCTCGTCAAAGTTTAATCTGAAGAACGGAGAGTTAGGCGCAAGGAGAGCCAGCAGAAGCTTAGAGGCGAGGTTGTTCACCCCTCTAGCACCAATACCTTGAAACGGCGTCTCAATTCTGGAGTGGGAGTTATGCCCGTCTTCTGGAATTAAGTAAGGAAGAGTAAGCTTAGAAGAGTCTCTAGCTCTGTCTAAGAACGGTCTTCTGACGCTCTCCAAGGAGATGTATTGGGCTTCTGCTGTAGCGTTCATTTATTATGGTAGGTCTTCCTGAGAGGTCCAATCGGCACCAGCAAGTTCTTCAAGGATTTCCTGATGGGAAAACGTAGACATACCTGCAAATGGCTCTGGTGTCTCTCCGTCCCACTTAAGAATCGTCTTTGTGCCGTCTACCGATAAGCGGAGGGTAGCCTTGGAGGATTCAATCGCGGCATCAATATATGTATTACCGACTACCACTTGCTCCGTAGTCTCTTCTCCGGTCTCTTCGTCGATGACTGTTTGCTCTTCGCTGATGTCACCGGCGTTAATGTCTTCAAGGGTCATCACGACCCACTTTCTATTTTCGTAACTCATCTTGTTAATAAGGGGTATCTGTTTGAATGTCTGAGGTGGTCATGTTGGTCATCACTGCTGCGCCTCCGACCTTGGTCAGGCTTAGATTAGAAAACTGGACGAACTTACTCGCGCTGACGTTCGCAGCTTCAAGCCTTGTTGAAGCGTTTCCGCTGTATGAAAAATAAAAGGTTTTTGAACCGCTCCCAGCAGGTAGTGAGGTAGCAGATGTCCCGTCATGGTATGAAGGAACTGCATCACTATCGTCTGTCAAAAAATCAAACGATAGCTTGTAGGCGCATCCGGTCTCCATGTTTTCTGTTAGCGCGTGTGTGCCGCTCCCTGCCGTTAAAAATATTCTGCCTCCTTTGTTCCATCCTCCTGTAGCTGGATTTGTAAATCTTGCAGCGGTGCCGTTTGGATATGTTTTGACTGGGTCACTAAACACATACCACCGGGCGTCGATGTAGAGGTCGTCGTCTGCCTTCACCAGCTCTGGACCGATGTATTGCCCACGCACCTGCTTGACGGACACGTTGTCAATTGAGCCAACAAAAGTAGAATTAGCTGCTAACAAAATAAGCTTATTGTTCCCGGGAACCGCTGTCAAAAAATCGGTATAAGAACCACTGGTAGTTCGCGTTGCGCCGTTGACGTTTGAGCCGCCACCGATTCTAACATTAAAAGAGCCAGCAGAAATCGTGAGGTCATAAGTCACTTTATAAACAGCTCCC